ACCCGGTGCGCACCGAGGCGCGTGGCCGTGTCGTAGACGAGTGGCGGACGCTGCCAGGCCGTGACAACCACTGGCTCGACTGCGTGGTGGGAGCGGCCGTGGCGGCCAGCTACGCCGGCGTGACGGCCGTGGGCGTGGACACGCCGAGAAACCATCGCCGCAAGGTCACCATCCCGACGGCGCCTACGCGCAAGATCGAGCTGCGGAGGATGGGTGCATGACCGACATCGTGACACGCCTGCGACGGTGGACGCACGCAGTGGACGCGGCGCCAGCAAGCGACCTCATGGACGAGGCTGCGGATGAGATTGAGCGGCTGCGGCTCACAGACGAGGAGCGTGCCGCTATTGATGAGGTCGCTGCGAACGAAGCGGCCAGTGCCAGCAGAAGCGCGACGCGAGCGATTGCGCTGCGTAGGCTACTGTGGCGGACGCGAAACGGTTCACCAGAAGGCAGCGAAACGGTGCAGTAAAAACGCAATTGAACAGCGATCCCGGCGGGCAGGCACCGCACCGATAAAGCGGCAAGCCGAACCCGCCGGGGTCGTCTCTCATTCTGGAATATGGAACATGGCACACGCCACGCTGCGATTCGACCTGTCCGACCCCGACGATGAGCGGGAGCATCGCTACGCCCTCGCTGGCCGGGACGCGCTGATCGCACTGGAGGAGATTGACCAGTGGGCGAGAGGCCGACTGAAGCACGGCACGCCGTCAGCGGAGGCCACGCATGATCTGGAGGCGGTGCGGGCAATGATCCCGCGGGAACTTGTGAACCTGCTGCACTAAACACAAACTGTCAAAGAGTGACATTTTCTGTACGCTAGCGATCAGCGGCCCGCGACCTACGACCATGAACAAACCTACCGACGCTCTCGCGGGTCCGTCTGCATCGCGTGGTTCTACGTGCATCCGTGGATACAAAGAAAACGAGCCGTGCGGCGGCCATTCCTGCATCGCCTGCGGGCGGGTCTTTTACTGCGGCGAGAAGCACACTTGCACGCCGCGGCCAGAGCGGACGGCGACCGGCATCGAGCGGCGACAGACTTTCGCGGAGAGGCTTTCAAGCGGGGCGAAGATGTTGGACTGGGACAACTCGTAGAACGGCTGCGATCAGCGGCCCGCGACCTATGACCATGAACAAACCAACCGACGCTATCGCGGGTCCGCTGCATCGCGTGGTTATGCGCGGGTGGCGGTACTTCAGTTGCGAATCATGCGGCGTCAAGTTTCGCCAGCCATCGCGGGATTGCGGCTCACCATCCGGCGAGGCGTGCGACCACTGCGGAGATTGGCTGACGCCAGACGATTCGCAGCCCGACGAGTCGCTGCCATTTGACGAACGAACCGGGAATCTGACCATTCCATGTCACCGCGAGACAATCGCATAACTTGCGTTTCTACGGTCTGTATAACCCGCCGCTTCCGTGTATCACGCCTGACGTAGGGGCTGCTCGCACCATGTCCGCTCCCCTCATCCTCTGCGTCGGCGTGGTGTACCTGGTCGTGGCCCTTGACCAATACCGTCAGGGCAGCACCGGCATGGCCATTGCGTGGGCCGGCTACGCGATCGCCAACATCGGCCTGGCCATGGCCGCCAAGTGACGACCGTTCCTCGGTAGTTCTTCACAAGTACCGAGCGTTTGTGCGGCCACACCCCCTGCGGTCTGCGCTCGCGCGCGCTCTATCGTCGCCACTATGAGCGACGCCATCGAGCAGGCCATCGAAGACACCGCCACCGGCCCCAAGCGCGTCCGCACGGACGCCGGCGAGGTTGAGGCGCAGTCCATCCAGGACCAGATCGCCGCGGACAAGTACCTGACAGGCAAGGCGGCCGCATCGACCTCGAGGCGTGGCCTGCGGTTCAACCAGCTCACCCCGTCGCCGTACTCCTGATGGCATTCCTCGACCTCTTCCGTTCGAAGGCCAAGCCGCGCCCCGTCGCGGTTCCGGTCGTGCGCGGGCGGTATGAGGCGTCGCAGCTCGGCGACGACTACAAGCACTGGCAGGTCGCCGACGCATTCTCGGCCGACGCGCAGCTCTCGCCGGTCGTGCGTCGCACGATCCGCAACCGCGCGAGGTACGAGCGCAACAACAACTCGTACCTGGCCGGGATCTCCGCCACGCTCGCCAGCGACCTGGTCGGCACCGGCCCGCGTCTGCAGCTCGACGTCCAGGACGACGCCGCGCGTGTCGTCGAACGGGCGTTCTACGACTGGGGCACCACGATCGACCTGCCGGCGAAGCTCAGGACGATGCGCGAGGCGCTCGTCGTCGACGGCGAGGCGTTCGCGCTCATGATCAACAACGCCCGCCTGCCGGGCGTGCAGCTCGACCTGCGGCTCGTCGAGGCCGAGATGGTGGCGACGCCGACCGAGCTGATGCGGCAGACCATCACGCCAGAGGGCAACACGGTCGACGGCTTGGAGTTCGACGCGACCGGCAACGTGGTGGCCTACCAGGTGCTCAACTTCCACCCGGGCAGCAACTACCGCGTCAACAACCTGCAGTTCCAGCGCGTACCTGCTGCCGCGGTCGTCCACTGGTTCCGCCGGCAGCGTCCCGGCCAAAACCGCGGCATGCCCGAGGTGGCACCCGCGCTCCGGCTCTTCGGCCAACTGCGGCGCTACACCGAGGCCGTGATCGCGGCCGCGGAGACCGCCGCGGACTTCGCCGCGTTCATCCACTCCAACTCGCCGGCCGCCGAGGTCGACGAGGTCGACGCGTTTGCTGAGATGGAGATCAGGAAGCGGTCGCTGGTCACGCTTCCCGAGGGCTGGGACATCTCGCAGCTCAAGGCCGAGCAGCCGACCAGCACCTACAAGGACTTCAAGCGCGAGATCCTCAACGAGATCGCCCGCTGCATGCAGCTGCCGTACAACGTCGCCGCGCTCGACAGCTCGTCCTACAACTACGCCAGCGGCCGCATGGACCACCAGGTCTACGGCCTGATGCAGCGAGTCGACCGCGACCAGCTCGAGCGGGTGTGTCTCGACCGCGTGCTGGCCGCGTGGGTCAACGAAGCCAGCCTGGCCGGCATCGTCCCGGACGGCCTGCCGCCGTTCTCGGAGTGGAACTGGGCTTGGGTCTGGGACGGCCGCGAGCACGTCGACCCCGGCAAGGAGGCGTCGGCGGCCGAGGTGCGGCTGCGGACGCACACGACCACGCTCGCGAGCGAGTACGCCCGCCAGGGTAAGCGGTGGGACGTCGAGCTGCGGCAGCGTGCGGCCGAGCTGGAGCTGATGCGCGAGCTGGGGCTGCCGATCGACCTCGGTGGTGCTGCCCAGCCAATGCAGGAGGCCAACCCGCAGGAGGCGTGACGTGGACGACTTCGACCACGACGAGGACCTCGAGGAGCTGATCGACTTCCTATGAACACCATCAAACTCGACACCAGCGTGACGTTCCTGCAGGCCGCCGAGGGCGAGGCCGCGGCCTCACCGCGTCGGTTCACGATCGAGGCCTACACCGGCGCTCCGATCCGTCAGGGCTGGAGCCGCGAGCCGGTCGTGATCGACCTGGCCGGCATGCAGACCAAGCAGCGTATCCCGATCGTTCTCGGTCACGACTACGGGCTCGCGTCGATCCTCGGGCAGACGGACAGCGTCCGCGTCGAGGGATCCAAGCTGATCGTCGAGGGCGAGATCATGGCCGACACCGACACGGCCCGCCAGGTTCTCGCCCTGGCCGAGCGAGGCTACGCCTGGCAGGCCAGTGTCGGCGCCGACGTCCGCCGCCACCAGAAGGTCGACGCCGACGCCGTCGCCACAGCAAACGGGCAGACCCACATGGGGCCTGTCCGCATCGTCAAGGCCTCCGCTCTCCGCGAGGTCTCGTTTGTCACCTTGGGCGCTGACGCGGAGACCAGCGTCGCCATCGCGGCCGAAGAGGCCGTCGAGGAGGAAACCATGGCGGCTGACGCCACCACCAAGCCCACGGACGAGGTCGTGTCGACCCCGGCCGTGGCGGCCACGGCGGAGGTCGCCGTGCCTGATCCTGCACCGGCTGTCGACACGGGCAAGCTCCTTGCCGCCGTCGAGGCCCTCACCAAGAAGGTCGAGACGATGGAAAACCTGAAGGCGGCCCGCGACGAGCGGCCGGCGGCTCCGGCCGTGCACATCGTCGAGCACGCCCCGCCGTCGGCGGACGTGATCCAGGCCTCGTTCGCCATGCAGGGTGGCCTGCCGGGCGTCGAGCAGAAGTACGACGCCAAGGTGCTCGAGGCGGCGCACAAGGCCCGCGGGCAGATCACGCTCGGCGAGGTGATCCTGCAGGCGGCCGTGGCCAACGGCTACGACGGCCCGCAGAAGCTGACCAGCTCCACGCTGCGTCCGGTGCTGCAGGCGGCCTGGTCGACGCACTCGATCAGCGGCATCCTGTCGGCGACGGTGAACAAGTTCCTGCTGGCCGGCTTCGACAGCGTCGAGTCGGCGTGGCGGAGCATCTCGGCGGTGCGTGCGGTCAACGACTTCAAGACGTTGACGTCGTACCGGCTCAACGGCGGCATGAAGTTCGAGGCCGTGGCGAACGGCGGCGAGCTGAAGCACGCGGCGACGAGCGACGAGTCGCGGACGATCTCGGCGAGCACCTACGGCATCATGACGTCGGTCACGCGCACCGACCTCATCAACGATGACCTGGGCGCACTCACCGCGGTGCCGCAGCGGATCGGTCGTGGCGGTGCGCTCAAGCTCAACGACGTGTTCTGGGCGTCGTTCCTCGATGACGCGTCGTTCTTCACGACCGCCCGCAAGAACCTCATGACGTCCGGCACCACGCCGGCGTCGGCGGCGCTGTCGGTGTCGAGCCTCAAGAACGTGGTCACCACGTTCCGCAAGCTCAAGGACCCCGACGGCAACCCGCTGGCGGTGACGCCGCGGATCCTGCTCGTGCCGGTCGACCTCGAGGTCGCCGCGCTGGAGATCATGGGCTCGGCCCTGATCCAGAGCGGTGCCACCACGGGTCAGCCGGAGCGGAACGTGCTGGCCGGTCGCTACGAGGTGGTGGCTTCCACCTACCTCACCAACGTGACCGACCACTACCTCCTCGCGTCGCCGGCCGACCTGCCGGTGATGGAGGTGGCGTTCCTCAACGGCGTGCAGAGCCCGGTGGTGGAGACGGCCGAGGCCGACTTCAACGTGCTCGGGGTCCAGATGCGTGGCTACTACGACTTCGGCGTGTCGAAGGCGGAGTACCTCGCGGGCGTCAAGGTCGACGTCTGAACCGTGTCGTGATCATTCGCCGGCGGGCGGGCAGCGTGTCCGCCCGCCGGCACCCACACCCATCAGCAGCAGAGGACTAGTTCCATGGCAGATACGGTTCAGAAGGGCTACTACCTCGACCACACGGCCAGCGGCGCGATCGCCGCCGGCGACGTGGTCGTGATCGGCTCGCTCGTCGGTGTCGCGCCGCGCCCCATCGCCAACGGTGCGGTCGGTGTCGTCGCCGTCGAGGGCGTCTACAGCGTGCCCAAGCACAGCTCGGGTGCGAACAGCGAGACCATCGCGGCCGGTGCGCAGGTCAAGTGGTACGCCACCAGCGGCGTCGCCACGACCGTCACCGGCGTGAACATGGGCTACGCCGTCGCGCAGGCCGTGACGGGTGCGTCCACGGTGAGCGTCAAGCTCGAGCGCTGATCCGACGCGAGTCCGAGACCTGCCGCAACCCGCCGCCGGCGCGTATCCACGACGCGCCGCGGCGGCGTTGCCGCGCCGTGGAGTGACCGATGTCCGACATGCTCGCCGTAGGTGCGTCCTGGCTGGCTGACCGGCTGGCGACCTCGGCCGGCCGGACGGTGCGGTACGTGCGCGGTGCGACAACCGCCTACCTCACGGCGACGGTCGGCAGCTCGGTCTTCGAGGCGGCCGACCAAAACGGCGTCGTGGAGCGGTGGGAGTCGCGGGATTTCGTGATCAAAACGGCGTCGTTCCCGCTGGGCTTGCCGCAGCGGCACGACCGCGTGGTCGACACGCAGAGCGGCTCCGACGTGACGTACGAGGTGGCGGCACCTCGAGGTATCCCGGTCTGGCGATACGGCGACGGGTTCCGAGCCACAATGCGCGTCCACACGAAGGCCGTCGCGGACGACACGGCCACCTCCCCTGCCCTGCTCGTCAGGTGGTGGGGCGCGAGCACGGCCGCGGCGATCACCGACGGCCAGATTGCGTCGCAGCTCACAAGCGACATGGCCGACGGCCGCAGCCAGACGCGGACGATCGTGGCGACGGCCGCCTACCTGCACTTCGTTTTGCCTGCGTCGTTCGGGTCGCCCACGTTCACGGTCGGCGGCTTGGTCAACTCCGCTTGGGAGACGACGACCAGGTCGATCACGTTCACCGGGCAGGCCGCACGTAGCTACACGATCTACCGCAGCACGTACCCGATCACCGGCACCGTCGTCGTCGTGGTGAGCTGATGAGCAGCATCAAGGGAACCAACGTCGCCGCACCGGTCGTGCCGTTCTCGACGACCGACGTGCACCCGAGCCACGAGGCGCTCTACGGCAAGGGTGGCTACCGCACGGTCGCCACCGACGCCGCACGGGACGCGATCCCGGCCGCCCGCCGCGAGGCCGGCATGCTCGTGCACGTCACGGCCACGGGCCTGCTGTGGCAGCTGGGCGGCGACCTGACGACGTGGACGGAGTTCAGCACCTCGGGCGCGACCGGGCCAACCGGCCCGCAAGGATCGACGGGCGGCGTCGGTGCCACGGGCGTTGCCGGTGCGACCGGCCCAACTGGCGCCCAAGGCGAATCGATCACCGGACCGCAGGGCGTCCAAGGCGTGACCGGCCCGACCGGAAGCGTGGGTGCCACAGGCTCGGTCGGCTCCACGGGCGCCGTCGGATCGACAGGCCCGACAGGACCGACAGGCGACATCGGAGGCACAGGTGCGACAGGCCCGACCGGTGCACAGGGCATCTCGGGCGCGCAGGGCGCCACGGGAGCGACGGGGCCGACCGGCTCGTCTGGAGCCGTCGGCGACACAGGAGCCACTGGGCCGACAGGTGCCACAGGCGCTCAAGGCGAGCAAGGCCTGATCGGATTGACTGGGCCGACCGGTAGCCAAGGCGACGTCGGCGCGACGGGACCGCAAGGCATCCAAGGCGTTACCGGGCCAACCGGGTCGCAGGGTGTCGAGGGTGTCACCGGGCCAACAGGCGAGACAGGCGCGACAGGCCAGACCGGAGCCGTCGGTGACGTTGGCGCGACTGGGCCAACGGGATCACAAGGCGAGGTCGGCAGCACAGGGCCGACCGGCGCGCAAGGCGTCGCCGGCGACACGGGCGCACAAGGCTCGACAGGGCCGACAGGACCAACCGGCGCCCAGGGCGTGGTCGGCGACGTTGGCCAGACAGGCCCGACGGGAGCCGTCGGTGACATCGGCAGCACCGGGCCGACTGGCGCGCAAGGTGACCAAGGCGTCACTGGGCCGACAGGGCCAACGGGTGCCGTTGGCGCGCAGGGCGACGTTGGCGCGACAGGCGCAACAGGCCCGACGGGTGCTCAAGGTCTCATCGGCGTGACCGGCCCGACAGGCGCCACTGGTGATCAAGGCGTGACAGGGCCAACAGGTGCCGTTGGTATCCAAGGTGAGGTCGGTGCCACTGGCCCGACTGGCGCGCAGGGTGAGCAAGGTGTGACCGGGCCAACGGGCAGCACAGGCCCGCAGGGCTCCGTTGGTGCCACAGGCGCCACCGGCCCGACAGGTGCCCAAGGTGACCAAGGTGTGACTGGCGCAACCGGCGCCACTGGCGAACAAGGCGCAGTCGGCAGCACCGGCCCGACTGGCAGCACGGGACCGCAGGGCGACGTGGGATCGACTGGGCCAACCGGAGCCCAGGGCGACGTTGGCGCCACAGGCCCGACCGGGCCTACGGGTGCTCAAGGCAATCAGGGTGTCACCGGACCAACTGGCGCCGTTGGCTCGCAAGGCGTGACAGGGCCAACCGGCGCTACTGGCAGCACAGGCCCACAAGGATCGGTCGGCGACGTCGGTGCAACAGGCTCGACTGGCGAGCAGGGATTGCAGGGCGTCACTGGGCCGACAGGCTCAACCGGTGCCCAAGGTGATCAAGGCGTTACTGGGCCAACTGGCTCTGTCGGGTCACAAGGCAACGTCGGCTCGACTGGGTCAACAGGGCCGACAGGCAGCACAGGGCCGCAAGGCATCGTCGGTGACACAGGGTCAGTCGGTGCCACCGGCGCGACAGGGCCGACAGGAGCTGTCGGGTCGCAGGGCGTGCAAGGCAACGTGGGTGCGACTGGGCCAACAGGCGCGACGGGTGCCCAAGGCAACGTCGGGTCAACAGGGCCTACAGGGCCAACCGGAGCGCAAGGCGCGACGGGCAACACGGGATCCGGGGGTCCCACAGGTGCGACAGGCCCAACTGGCTCTACTGGCAGTCAAGGCTCACAAGGCGTGACAGGGCCAACCGGCGCGACAGGGCCGACAGGGATGGCCGGCGTCGGGTTCAGCGACGGCGACAAGGGCGATATCACGATCTCGAGCAGCGGCACGGTGCTGACGATCGACAACGACGCCGTCACCTACGCCAAGATTCAAAACGTCTCCGCCACCGACCGCCTGCTCGGTCGCTCGTCTGCGGGTGCAGGCGACGTGGAGGAGTTGGACGCCGCGACGGCACGCACGGTGATCGGCGTGCAGCCGACGGCGAGTCCTGCGTTCACCGGCGCAGCGACGTTCGCCAACACGGGCAACGTGGTTCCGCTGACCGTGACAAACACGGGCACCGCCAACTCATTCGTCGTCAACGACGCGAGCGGGGATACGACGCCGTTTGTGATCGATGCGAGCGGTCAGGTTGGCATAGGCACCAGTGCACCACAGCGGAAACTGCACATAGCCAACGACGGCGCAGAGGGACTTGAGTTTTTTGTCGGCATTTTCTCTGGCGAAAGCCGCATCAACGCTTTCAACCGTTCGTCTTCGTCTTGGAACAAGTTCTCTATCGGATGCAGCACGCTGGAGTTTTTCGTTGGATCGGGCGGGACTTCTGCGCTTGCCATCTCCTCCACCGGCACCGCCACGTTCGCGGGGCAGATCGTCGGACAGGCGGGGGCGGCTTTTACAGGCGCAGCCTCTGCGACGTGGAACAGCACAGACGGTGTGCAAATATCGCGGGCAACGACCGCTGGCATAGCAATCGGATCAACAAATACGCCTAGCAACACAAACTCCTTCGCTGGGTGGTCTGCGTATGCGTCCGACGGCACTGCGAATGTCGCTGGCGGCACAATCAATTTCCGTGCAAACGAGAACTGGTCGTCCACCAATCACGGCACCGACATCCAGTTCCGCGCTACGCCCGCAGGGAGCGGAGGGGCGCTCACAGAAGTGCTGCGAATCACTGGCGGCGGTCAAACGCTCGTCACCGCAGGCAGCGGCAGCAGCGGCTCGTACAAGCCGGGCGTGGCGATCAGCGGCGACGACGATACTGGCATCCATCAAGTCAGCGGCAACGCCAATACGCTGTCGATTGTCACCAACGGCACCGAGCGGGTGCGGGTGGATGCGTCGGGGAATGTGGGGATTGGGGCGACGCCCAGCACATGGGGCGGCAATGTTACAAACGTGCTGGAGTTGAAAAACGGCGTGTCGGTAGCCAGCAACTCAGCAGTGGCGGCAGGATACCTGCACACCAAC